GTTCTGGCTCGAAAATCTCAATCTTCGGGGCGGTTTCAAGAAGACGATTATGGATTATATCGCCGGAAAACATCCTGATCTTGTACCGCTTTACGATGAGATCTATAACAAGCATAACCGCAGCTATTTTGAAGCACTTGAAGTAAAAGCTGAGAGAATGGCTAAGAAGTATGATTGTGCCTTTGTGGATAATGAAATGCCTTATGGCAGAGTCCCGCAGGGGCATCCGGTGATCGTAGATTATTTCTATCATGAGGAAATCCGTGGGACAGAGAATACCGGAAAAAGAAATCGCTAACTCCCCATTTGTAGGGGTAATCACAACTACAAAATCAACATTTCCCTCGAATCATAAACAGACTCATCAGAAACACATCCACAGCGAATTGCACGGTCAAGAGCCATGATCATGGCAACTGCACCGTCGATCTTCTCTGTGGATTTTTCTTTGTCCGGCTTGATGTTTCCGGCAGGGTCACGGCGAATGAAGATGTTGTCCATCATCCACCTCAAAACGGGATGTCCGTTGTGTGCAAGCGTCTGTTCCAAGGTCAGTTTCATCAATTCCTTGGTCGGCGGGCTCATATCTTTGTAACCCTGACCGAACTGAACCATTGTAAACCCAAGTCCCTCCAGATTCTGTGACATCTGCACTGCACCCCAACGGTCAAATGCAATCTCTTTGATGTGGAATTTCTGCCCCAGTTCATCGATGAAGTTTTCGATAAAGCCATAGTGGACAACATTGCCCTCCGTTGTTTTCAGATAACCCTGCTGCTCCCACACATCATAGGGAACGTGGTCACGGCGAACTCTTAAAGGCAACGTTTCTTCCGGCAGCCAGAAGTAAGGCAGAACGTAGTAATGCTCATCTTCTTCAGTTGGAGGAAATACCAAAACAAAAGCTGTAATATCCGTAGTGGAAGATAGGTCGAGTCCACCGTAGCAGATACGACCTGCAAGCATCTCTTCATCAAAAGCGACCTTGCATTTGTCCCATTTTTCCATCGGCATCCAACGCACCGCCTGTTTTACCCATTGATTCAAACGCAGTTGTCGAAAAGCATTTTCTTCACCGGGAGTTTCCTTTGCAGAATTACACGCAGCCACCACCTTATCCATGCCGATGGTCTTATCCAGACTTGGATTTGCCTTTTTCCAAACCTTCGGGTCAGTCCAATCTTCCGATTCATCTGCACCGTAAATGACCGGATAGAAAGTCGGATCATGCTTTCTGCCCTCCAGAATGTCCTTTGCCTTTTGATGAACTTCATAGCAGATGCTGTTGGTGTCCGTTCCGGCTGTGGTAATCAGGAAATACAAAGGCTGCATTCTCGCATCACCGGAACCTTTGGTCATAACATCAAAAAGCTTTCTATTCGGTTGCGTGTGAAGTTCATCGAACACAACCCCATGGATGTTGAAACCATGCTTGGAGTAGGCTTCTGCCGAAAGCACCTGATAGAAGCTGTTGGTCGGGATGTACACGATACGCTTTTGTGATGTCAGGATCTTCACTCGTTTGGAAAGGGCAGGGCACATTCGCACCATGTCGGCAGCTACATCAAAAACAATGGCAGCCTGTTGACGGTCGGCAGCACAGCCGTAAACTTCCGCACGTTCTTCACCATCACCGCAGGTGAGCAGCAAGGCAACCGCTGCGGCAAGTTCTGACTTTCCATTTTTCTTGGGAATCTCAATGTAAGCAGTGTTAAACTGACGATAGCCATTCGGTTTCAGAATGCCGAACAAATCACGGATAATTTGCTCCTGCCAGTCCAGAAGTTCAAATTTCTTTCCTGCCCAGGTGCCTTTGGTGTGGCTGAGGCACTCAATAAAAGAAACAGCATAGTCTGCCGCCTTTTTGTTATACTTGGAATCCTCCGCCATAAAACGGGTCGGTTTAAATCTTGCCACCGTTCTCACCTCCAAACAAAAAAGACCTGCCAAAAAGCAAGTCTGCATCATTTATTTTAACGCCCTCAAGGGGGCTGTTTTGTAATCCAGATTCCATTCCCATTGTAACCAGGTTACCATACAAAAGCAAGGATAGCAAGCGGCTAAACAGACAGAAAAATCAGAGAAATTTCGCCGTTTTCTTGTGTAAGATACACCAATAGAAATTTTTCCGGTACGATCGCCAGAGCCTTTCGGCTCCGGCTTTTTTGTGTGGAATTTTGTTTGGTTTAGTTGTACTGCTTCAGCAGAATTGCAAGGGCGGTTTCAGTTTCCGCATCCGTCGGCGGTACATCCAAGCCACGGTCGAAGTTGAAAACCGTTTCAGCATTTCGCCGCAGTGTGATCTTGGAGGCTCTGCCTTCCTCGTAGCCGTAAATGGAAGGCTCCTCATAGTGTTTCACCCAGTAGTGAAATACGCTTGTTCCAACCCGAATCGTTCCTTCTGTCCACATTGTTTTTTCCTCCTGTTTTCGTTGTTTTTGCCTCTTGGCATGATGTATATTACCATACAATTTCAAGTATAGCAAGTCATATCGGAGAAATATACTGCACATACATAACAGCTGTATTTTGTGTACTATATTTCTTCGGTACGAGCCACAGCCCCCTTGAATCAGGGGCTGTTTGGAAAGAGTGAGGAAGGTTTATCTTCCCGTCATGCATTCCCATTCAAATTCGCAGGCGTTTTTGTACTCCTCATCGAAAAGGGCATCGTCATCGATTTCCTTTTCCGTAAAGTCGATGCTGTCGATTTCCTCAAAGGTCGTTCCGTTTTCCTCGGCATCTGCCTTTGCAAGGCTTTCTGCGTTTTCCTCAACCCATGCAGTGAACTCCTCGTTGTCCATCCTGTCCTCGTTTTCAATCTCCAGTTCGTATTCGTAGTCCGCATCAAACCAAGTGATGACCGCCTTTGTGATTTCGGTTCTTTCGTTCCAGTCCGTTCTGTTTGCCATTGCTCTTGCCTTTGCGATCCCGTATGCTTGGTGTTATACTAAAAAAGTAGACAAGGGAAAAGAAAAGTAGTATAATAAAAGAAAACACGAAAGAAGAAAAACCAAGGAGGAAAAAATGACAAACAAACAGCTGCAATACGATGAAACTTTTAAAAAGAACATCGTGGCATTACACCAGAACGGAAAAACCCAAACTGAGCTTTCCAAGGAATACGGAATATCGGTAAGTGCGATCTCAAGATGGATAAAGCTTTATTCGGAAGTCAGGGTCGACGACAATACTGTTATGACAGCAAAGCAGATAAAGGAACTGCAAAAAAGAAACGCACAGCTTGAGGAGGAAAACATCATATTAAAAAAAGCGCTTGCCATAATGACTCCACGCTCAGGGAAAGAATGAGAGCTGTACATTTACTTCGGCACGAACATGCAATAATAACCCTATGTCGTGTTCTGAATGTAAACCGCAGCAGCTATTACAAGCATTTTGACTCTAAAGAACCTAAAAGAGCAATTGAAAACAGAAATATAAAGAACTGTATTTTACAGATTTATTCCGAAGCAAAATGCCGTTACGGAGCTCAGAAAATGCGCAAGGTTCTTGAAGTTAATTATGGCATACATATCAGTCAGGGAAGAGTGTACCGACTGATGAAGCAAATGCAGCTTCCTAAAATGTCAACTGTCAAGCCGAAATTCAAAGCCGCAAATAAATCCAGTGACAGAGATTGTCACAACATATTAAAGCAGAATTTTAATCCCAAAGAGCCAAATAAAGCATGGTGCAGCGACATTACATACATAAAAGCCGGAGGAAGATTTTATTATTTATGCGTTATCATTGATCTTTTTTCAAGACGTGTGATAGCTTATAAAATAAGTAGCAAAATCGATGCCAGGCTTGTCCTGGATACATTTGAATCTGCTTTAAAAAACAGGAATTATCCTGAAAATGTGATTTTCCACTCAGACAGAGGTTCTCAGTATACCAGCGATGAATTCCGAAAAAGGCTGGACAGAGCTTCTTTTATTCAGTCGTTTTCTAAAAAGGGGCATCCTTATGACAATGCCGTAGCAGAAGCTTTTTTCAAGTTTTTGAAACTTGAAGAAACTAACCGCCGTTCATATGCCTCTTTTGATGAATTGGAATTGTCTGTTTTTGAATATATTCACTTTTACAATTTCAAGCGACCTCACTCTGCTAATGACCTTTTATCTCCCGTTCAATTTGAAGAACTTTTTTGATTCTTTTCTCTTCTTCTGTCTACTTTATTGACTATGGTCCATGCTACCATTGTGTTTTTCCTCCAAATTTCGTGGTTTTTTGGTTGTTTTCCCTTTCGGTAACTGTATATTACCATACCTTTTGGCGTATAGCAAGCGGCTAAATGTACAGAACATAAGGCGATATTTCCGCTGTATATTTGGTAGATCTGACACTGGATAAACTTGCTTTTCTATGGTAAAATACAGTACAATGGAAAAGGCATCTCGGAAAATTGCAGCCACCAACCAAGCCCCGCACAG